AGATTGCGACAGTCACAGTTTTGCCAATGGCGACTTCGATTCCTGAACCGCCAACCGATCTTGGTCTTGAAGGTCGCGACCTTTGGGAAAAAACTTGGAACACCGCAATCACTTGGCTTTCACCAATCAGCGACATGAAGCAGGTTGAAAGCGCTTGCCGATTGGCTGACGATGTTGCGCTTGCGCGGCAGGTTTATCGAACCACGCGAGATGTCGCAGATGGAAAGTTGTTGGTATCGTTCTCTGATGCATTGCAGAAATCGCTGACAGTTTTGGGCTTCAATCCTGTGAGCAGATCGCAACTGGGGGTTGCAGAAGTACGGCGGGCGACAGCACTTGAAGACCTCATCCGGCAAAAAGAAAGCCGCAACTAGAACCTGGCCACCGCGCTGGCTCACGCCAGTTTCGGCAGCTGACCGCAAACGCGGCGATGGCGAACTGTATGCAAAATTCATTGAAGCGGTTTGTAGGGTCACAAAGGATTCCATCGCAGCACCGGCAGGTGAGCTGCTACAACTGCGCCCATTCCAAACCGAATTGCTTTCACATCTGCTCGCACGCAGACCTGATGGAAGATTCAAACACCGCGCAGCCCTTGTTGGGATGGCGCGAAAAAATGGCAAGTCGCAATTGGCAGCCGGCGTTGGTCTTGCTGGCCTAACCCTTGGCGGTAATGGATCAGAGATTCTTTCCTGCGCAGCTGACCGCGACCAGGCACGCATTGTTTTTGGAACAGCCCGCAGGATGGTCGAACTTGATCCTGAACTTTCGCGGATGTTCAAGTTGTATCGGGATGCCATCGAATTCCAGGAAAAGGGTTCGGTCTATCGCGTTCTTTCCGCTGAGGCTTATACCAAAGAAGGTTTGAACCCTTCGCCCGTCATCATCTTCGATGAAGTTCACGCACAACCCACGCGAGAACTTTGGGATGTCATGTCACTTGCCGGTGGCGCTCGCGCTGATTCCTTGCTTTTCGGAATCACAACTGCCGGTGTCAAAACAGCTGCGAACGGCCAAGATTCATTGTGCTTCTCGCTTTATGAGTACGGCAAGCGAATCATCAGTGGTGAAATTGATGATCCGTCATTCTTCTTCGCATGGTGGGAACCGGCGAGCGCCGATGCCAATTTCAAAGACCCACTGGCCTGGGCGGAAGCCAACCCCGGCTTTGATGACATCGTGGATGCAGAAGATTTTCACAGCGCAGTTCTGAGAACGCCAGAAGCAGAATTCAAGACCAAGCGAATGAACATGTTCGTCAGCACTTCAACTGCTTGGCTTCCTGATGGATCGTGGTCAGCACTGGCACAGCCTTATCGCGAACCTGTTCCTGGCGAAGATGTGGTTCTTGCCTTTGATGGCGCATTCAGCAACGATTCCACCGCACTTGTTGCGTGGATGCTAGGCGGGGAAAAACCGCACTTGATGGTTGTTGGATTATGGGAGCGACCAGAAGATGCCGACAACACCTGGCATGTTCCCATCGCAGAAGTTGAACAAACCATCATCAACACCGCCAGAGATTCAAGGTTCAATGTTCGGGAAATCGTTTTCGACCCGGCACGCTGGCAGAGAACAATGATGCTTCTGGATGAAGACGGGTTGCCGGTTGTCAGTTACCCCAACAACGCAGAACGCATGGTTCCGGCCACACAGAAGTTTTTTGAAGCAGTGATGAATCAATCCTTCACTCATGATGGTGATGAAAGACTTGCGCGGCATATTGGAAACTGTGTCACCAAGCAATCTTCGCGTGGCGTAATGGTTGCGAAGGCATCTTCCAAGCGAAAAGTGGATGCGGCTGTCGCAGCAATTTTTGGTTACGACAGAGCAACACAACCGCAAGAAAAGGCAAAACCCGTTGCAAGATATTTCTCTGTGAGGACATAAATGAAAAAAGGTTGGATTCTCATCGGTGTTGAAGTTGTCGGCCTAGCAGTCGCCGGCGCTGGCTTGTTGATGGTTTCGGTTCCCGTTGCATTGATTGGTCTTGGCGGTTTCATCGTATGGATTGCAGAAAGAGCAAGTGAATGAGCATTTCAAAATCATTGCGCAAACTAGAAAAGCGCCAGCAAAGTGCAAACACCCAATATGTTGAACCACTGATTCCTGGTCGCCCTGCTTACACCACACCGGCTGGTGTGGATGTCACACCTGACACCGCCCTTCGCATGTCAGCGGTCTATGCTTGCGTGCGCTTACTTGGCGACACCATTTCTTCACTTCCCCTTGGTGCTTATGTGCGCCGGGGTCGCAATCGCATTTCCTACGCCGCAGCATTTGGCGAACAACCTGTTTGGATCAATAAGCCAAACCCTGAATCCACCCGCCTGGAATTCATTGAACAAATCATCACTTCACTGAACCTTCATGGCAACGCCTTCATTTTGACAGTGCGTGATGATATGGGTGAGGTAGTCGAACTCTATGTTCTTCATCCTGATGATGTAACGATTCACCGCAACCTTGAAGGCTTCCCGCTTTCTTATGTGGTTCGAAATTCGTACACCAAAGTTTCTGAAATTCTCACGCCGAATGACATCTTGCACATCCCGATGTTCCGGCTTCCCGGCCACCTTCTTGGTCTTTCACCAATCGGCGCAGCTCGCATGAGCGTTGGCGGTGCGATGGCTGCTGAGATTTACGCGGCATCATACTTTGGCAATGCTGCCAACCCTGGTGGTGTCATTGTTTCGCCCAATGAACTCACTGAAGAACAAGCCAAAGAAATCATCACCAACTGGCAAATTGATCATGCTTCGCCCTATCGTGCGGGCAAGGTTGGCCTTCTCTCTGGTGGCGCTGATTTCCGACCATTGACCATCAACGCACAAGATGCGCAGATGCTTGAAGCCCGCCGATTCGGTGTGGAAGAAATCGCCCGATTGTTCCGCGTTCCGATTTCACTTCTTGGTCATCCTGTCGCTGGTGCGATGTCATTTGCTTCCGTTGAAGCGCAGAACCTTTCCTTCGTTCAACACTCATTGCGCCCATTGCTCGAAAGATTAGAACAGGCGCTTTCAACGCTACTTCCAGAACCCGATGGATTTGTGAAGTTCAATTTGGATGCGCTGTTGCGTGGAACCACATTGGAGCGTTACGAAGCCTACACAAAGGGCTTGCGTGAAGGATTCCTTTCGCTCAATGATGTGCGATCAGTGGAAGACCTTTCACCAATTGGTGAAGCCGGCGACCAATACCGCGTTCCTTTGCAGAACATTGATGCCGCAGATGCCCGCGATGTTGGATTCAATCTTCGTTCAGAAATCGCAGCTCGACTTGTCCAGGTCGGCTATGAACCAAGCGAAGTTCTTTCAGCGGTTGGCATTGAGCCAATCAAGCACACCGGAATCCCATCCACCCAACTTCAGCAAGTTGCGCAGATTGACCCTGCCGATCCTGCTTCAGTCTATGAAGTCAAGAGCGCCCCAAATGTTGATGTTCACGCACCAGAAACCATCATCAACATCCCGAACACCGAAGTTCGCGTGGATGCCCCTGTTCTCAATGTGGATGCCCCAGTTCTCAACATGGAAGCACCGCAGGTTCACATGGATGCACCGCAATTCACAGTTGAGGTGGAACCAAACATTGTTCTTCAACAGCCATCACCAAGAAAGGTGATTCGCACAGTTGAACGCGATGAACACAACAGAATTGTTCGAATCATTGAAGAAGAAGTGGAAGGATAAAATATGGCAACAGGATTGAGCGCCTACCTTGCAAACGCGCTTCTTGATTCAGTTGGGAATGCAACCAGTTTTTCGGTTGCGAATGTCTATGTGAAACTACATGTTGGTGATCCAGGTGCAAATGGCACTGCGAATCCAGCAACAGAAACAACACGCAAGGCTTGCACTTTTGCCGCCGCATCCGGGGGTTCACTTTCGTCTGATGCCGATGTTTCCTGGACAAACATTGCTGGTAGTCAAGATGCGACATATTTCACCGCATGGGATAACGCATCAACTGGCAATTTCTTGTTCTCTGGAACGATGACTGGCAATGCCTATACCGCCGGAGATACCTTCACGATTCCTTCTGGATCACTGACCGCTTCACTTACTGTCGCCAGTTAGCCCATCAGCATGACTGAATTTCTTCGGTTCACGCTTGATGTTTCACCACTAGATTCCCCAAATTACGGGCTAGACGGAAACTTTGCCTTCACCGAAGAAGGCGCTGGCACTAGCAATTCCGCGCTCACAGCAACGGCAACTGCGACAAGACAAACCTTCGCAACTGCCGAAGCGTTGGCAACTTTCGCAGCTGAAGCCACCGCCACCATCATCAACCCTGATTCGGCCACCGCGCTTCTTGGTGGATTGTCAGCCAGCGCCAGTTCTGTCACAAGCATCACCGGAACAGCAACTTCTGAATTTGGTGGACTGACCGCATCTGCAAATGTTCTTCCACCACCAGCACCAAGCACCGATGCATTGACTGGTTCGGTTCAGTTCATCCAGCCAAGCAAATTTGTTCCACAACAAGAAGTTCAAAAGCCGGTCAATGTTGTCACAGCAAATGCACTTTCCTTCAATGTATTCAATGCTGAAACAACAAGTGTGATTGAATTTTCTATCCTTGAAGAAGACAACGAACTTCTTCTTCTTATGTAAGGAAGGTCAATGCCATATTTCATCAGCGACAAGCAAAGTGATTGCAGCGGATGGGCGACAGTAAAAGAAGAAACTGATGGTTCGTACACCACAATTGGTTGCCATGACAACAAGCAGGGTGCGATTGACCAGATGGTTGCAGTTTCCATTGCTGAGGATATGGAACCAGGTGGCGAAGTGAACAAGCGCCAGGTTGATTTGACTGTTCCAACCTACATTCGACAAAACGCACAACGCGGCTTGGAATGGGTTCGCAATGGTTTTGGGGGCGATGGTCTAACGGAGAAGACCAAGCGCGAAGCGCGAGAGATGGCAGATGGATCGGTGAGTGAAAGCAAGGCACGCCGAATGGCAGCCTGGTTCGCCCGCCACATGGTTGATTTGGATTCCCCGGAAGTTGGAGATGAATCCAACCCAACACCAGGAATGGTTGCGCATGCACTTTGGGGCGGCTACCCAAAGAGCGAAAGCGACAGAGCAATGAAATGGGCGCAACGCAAGGTTGCCGAATTAGATGCAGAAGCCGCAGATTCAAGGAGCAAACAAGTGGCAAAAAAGATTGAGCGCCGCACATTCGCGGTTCAAAACATTGAAGCAAGAGCAGCAGAAGATGGAACAATGCGCCTGTCAGGATACGCAGCTGTTTTCAACAACCCATCCGTTCCGCTTCCCTTTGTTGAGAGAATCGCACCAGGCGCATTTCGCAAGACACTTTCTGAAATGCCAGATGTTCGGTTGCTCATCAATCATGAAGGACTTCCCTTGGCTCGCACCAAGAATGGAACTCTCACCCTGACTGAAGATGAAGTTGGTCTTCGCTTTGATGCGATTATTGCCAACACCACAGAAGGTCGCGATTTATATGCGCTGGTTCAGCGTGGTGATTTGGATCAGATGAGTTTTGCCTTCCGGGTCATTCGTCAGGCATGGAACTCAGACCGCAGCGAAAGAACATTGAAAGAAGTTTCCTTGGCTGATGGCGATGTTTCAGTGGTTACTTATCCGGCATACCCTGCCACATCAGTGGAAGCCCGCGAGAAATTAGCCAGCGCCATCCGCGCAATCAAGGAAGGCCGGGAAGTCAGTGGCGAATCCTTGATGCTTCTTCAGGCAATCTTTGATGATCTCTCAGAAGGTCACGAATATGTCATGAAGGCTGTCGAATCCATGTCAGTTCTTGTTGGCAACGGCGAAATGGAAGAAGAAGCCCGTCAAGAAGTTGGCGATTTTGTCGAATGGGATTCATCTGGTGGAACTGCTCGCGGAAGAATTGAACACATCATGGAAGAAGGGGTTCTTGGAATCCCAGATTCAGATTTCAGTATCACCGCAGAAGAAGATGACCCGGCTGTTCTCATTCGCGTATATGAAGAATTCCGCGATGGATGGCGACCAACCGAAACACTTGTTGGTCACAAGATGTCAGAACTTCGATTCATTGATCCACTGCCAGAAGCCACAGAAGAAGAAGGCAGAAAAATCTCATTGCGATATGCCAAAGCGCTTCGCAATGTTGTCAAATAGTTTTCGGCAAAAAGCCGAATTGAAGCCGGTTGCTTCCCTGCACCCTTTACGCGCCGCAGGTTGTCGTTGCCACCACTTCATCAAACAATCAATCACAGGAGAAAAATGTCTTACATCAACAAAGTGATTGAGCGCCGCGATGCTGTCAAGGCTGAGATGGATGCAATTCTCGATGCAGTTGCAACTGAGAATCGCACCGACCTCACCGCTGACGAAACCGCCAAGTATGATGCTTTGGTGGAAGAAAGCCGCTCGCTCGATTCCAAGATTGAAACCTTGAAGGCACAAGCAGATGCAGATGCAAAAGCTGCTGAGGCTCGCGCCGCTGTCGCATCCGTAGTGATGCCATCCGCCCCTGCTCGCGTAACCCGCGAAGCACGCACCTACACCGCACAAGCAGAACATTCCTTCGTCAAGGATGCATTCAATGCACAATTCCGTAGCGACTTCGGCGCACAAGAGCGCCTTGCACGTCACATGCGTGAGGAATCCATTGAGCGCCGCGATGTTGGAACTGCTCAATTCGAAGGTCTAGTTGTTCCACAGTATCTCACCGACCTTGCTGCGACATACGCACGCGCTGGTCGCCCATTTGCTGATTTCGGAACCACCAAGCACGCACTTCCTGCTGCTGGTATGACCCTCAACATCAGCCGCATGACCACAGGTTCTTCAACCGCTGTTCAGGTAACACAGAACGATGCTGTTTCTGAAACAGATGTTGATGACACACTATTGACAATCAACGTTCGCACAATCGCTGGACAACAGGATATTTCCCGTCAAGCAATTGAGCGTGGAACCGGCATTGATCAATTCGTTGTCAATGACCTCATCCGTTCATGGCACACCACCCTCGACAATCAAATCCTCAATGGCGCTGGCACAGCCGGAACCATCAAGGGTCTTCGTTCATCCGGTGGAAATGCAGTCACCTTCACAAGCACCGCACCAACAGTTGCGCTTCTCTATCCAAAACTTGCTGATGCATTCCAGCAAATTGAGAGCAACGTATTTGCAAAGCCAACTCACGTTGTGATGCACCCACGCCGTCTTGCATTCTTGCTCGCGGCTACTGATTCAACTGGCCGACCACTTGTTGTTCCAGCAGCAAATGGCGCAATGAACGCCGCAGGTGTTGGCGCTGGCGCTGCCGATTATGGCAACAGCGGATACCAACTTCTTGGCCTTCCAATCATCACTGATGCAAACGTTGGAACCACTTATGGAACCACCACAAATCAGGATGAAATCTATGTCATTGATGCTCGTGAGAACCACCTCTGGGAGCAACCAGGATCACCATTCGCATTGACATTCGATGCAACTGGTGCAGGTTCACTCACCATCAAGACTGTTGTCTATGGATTCGCAGCCTACACAGGCGAACGCTATCCACTAGCAAACTCAATCATTTCTGGTTCAGGATTAGCAACACCATCCTTCTAGTGATTGAATAAATTTCTGGCTTTCTAGTCAGAAAAAATCGGCAAGAGAAGTGACAGATTCCCCCGGCTGTTGCTTCTCTTGCCCCTATAATTCGGGGGAATTATGAAATCAAATCACAAAGTTTCCATTGGCACCTGCGACCCAGGAATGGTTTCAGGTTCCTTCGCTTTTGCGATGATGCAGTTGAGTGCCGCACGATCCAATCGCCTTGGTTCTCACATTCGAATCAAGGGTTCCGGGTTGCTCTCCAAACAGCGCAATCGCGTGGTCAAACATTTTCTTGACACAACAGATTCCGACTGGCTTCTGATGATTGATTCAGATGAACAGTTGAGCATTGAGAATTTCGACAAACTTATTGAAGCAGCTCATCACACAGAAAGACCTATTGTTGCCGGTCTTGTTTTTGCTGCTTTTGATGTGGGCTGGCTTTACCCACAACCGCTTCCGGCCATCTTTATGGAGCAGGAGAACGGATTCCTTCCGCTTTACAAGTACGACAAAAACGCAGTCTTTGAAATTGATGCGGCAGGAACCGGATGTCTTTTGGTTCATCGCTCAGTTCTTGAAAAAATGCGAGAAGTCGCAACGGATCATCAGGGCAAGGATTGGTGCTGGTTCTGGGATGGAGCCATCAACGGCGAATGGGTGGGCGAAGATTTGCTGTTCTGCCGAAGGGCAAAGCAGCTTGGTTTTCCAATTTATGCGCACACTGGTGTGATTCTTCCGCACTTGAAAACATATTGGGTTCAAGAAGCGCACCATGAATTTTGGCAACATAATGTCGCACCAGCGTTGAAAGGTAGAAGTGAAAAAACTTTCGATGTTCAGCCTGATGCGTAAAATTTCAAAAGCACAGGAAACAGCAAGCATTCAGCCGGAATTGGAAAGAGCAATGACCGGAAAAAAAGAAAGAAAGGTCATCAAGCGTGGCAATCACTAACGGATACTGCACTCTTGCAGAATTGAAGTCAGCACTAGCAATTGATACTGGCGACACAGTTGATGATGCCGCACTTGAACTGGCCATTGAAAGTTCTAGCCGAATGATTGATGATTATTGTGACCGCTTCTTCTATCAAGACGGAACATCACAATCACCTGTTTCTCGATATTACAGCCCAATTGACATGTACTATGTTCAAATTGATGACATCGTAACCATCACCGAAATCGCTACCGATGAAGACCTTTCCTTTCAATGGGATACTGTTTGGACTACTACCGACTACATGGTGGAACCAATCAACAATCCACGCAAAGGTTGGCCATACAACAAACTTCTTGCAGTCGGCGCATACATCTTCACCGCCGGATTGCCACAAAGTCTTCGTGTCAAAGGCATCTGGGGCTGGTCAGCGGTTCCTAAAGAAATCAAAACCGCGTGCTTGATACAATCTTCCAGAATGTTCTTGCGCCGACAATCCCCGTTTGGAATCGCTGGTTCACCAGAGTTGGGAACAGTCAGATTGCTTGCCAAACTTGATGCCGATGTTGAAGCACTGATCAAGCCATTGCGCAGATTTGCCGGGATGGTCAAATGATTCCTTCACAGGTTCGTGATGGATTGAAGACAAGACTTCAGACAATTTCTGGACTTCGTTGCTATGACCTAGTGCCAGACCAAGTGAACCCACCAGCTGCGGTGGTGGGGCAATTAGATTTCACATTCGACATTGACAATGCGCGTGGGTTAGACCAGGCAAATGTTGATGTCATTGTGATTGTTCAGCGATTTTCGGAGCGTGCCGGACAAAACAGGTTGGATGCATATCTTGCCGGTTCTGGTACGGGTTCGATAAAAGCAGCAATTGAAGGTGACAGGACTTTGGGTGGCGCTTGCCAAACCTTGCGTGTCACATCAGCGGAATCTGGATCGTATGAATCCAACGGAAGCAACTTTCTCAGTTACCGCTACCGAATCACAATCTACGGATAAGCCGGAAGGAAAGAAATGGCAAGAATCGTTCTCACCGATGTGCAGGTTCTCATCAACACATCAACAGACATCAGCGATCACATTGCTTCAGTGACACTCAACAGCACTGTCAATGAAGTTCAAACAACCGCGATGGGCAACACCGCAATCACCCGCGTTGGTGGTCTTCTTGACAACAGCGTGACCCTTGAATTCCACCAGGATTTCGCAACCAGTTCAATTGAATCAATTGTGTATCCTCTCATTGGAACAGTCACCACAATGAAGGTCAAACCAACATCATCCGCAACAGGAACAGCAAATCCGCAATATGTATTTTCTGCGCTTGTTTCAGAATGGACACCAATCAACGGAGCAGTTGGCGAACTTTCCACCGCTTCCGTCACTTGGCCAATCAGCGGAACAATTACCAAAACCACTGCATAACAAAAAGAAATGGGGGGTCATCTCATGGATGGCTTACAAATTCAGGTCAATCGAAAGAATGACAAAAGCGATTCCTATCCCCTAAGCCCACGAATCATTGTGGCTTGCGAACAGAAGTTCGGCATGGGGATAGGAAAAGCACTTGAAAGTCAGCGCATGGAAATCTTGTATTTTCTTGCATACGAAGCAGTAAAGCGAAGCGGTGAAGTTCTCAAACCTTATGGTGACGAATTTCTTGATTCACTTGTTTCTGTGGAGTTGATTTCTGACGATTCTTTCGAATCCACCGCGAAAGCCTAACATTTACGATTGCGGCAATCGCGGCTGAAACAGGGATTGATCCGGTTTCCTTATTGGATGCACCACCGGGAATCCTCGAAGCAATCGTTGCATATTTGAAAGACAGAGCGCGAAAGTAAGGTGACACATGGCATCAGATGGTTTGCATGCCAGGGTCACAGTCGAAGGCTTTCAGAGGACAATCACTGAACTGAAAAAATTCGATGCAAAAGCGTATCGGCGCATGAATTCATCCATCCGGCAAGAAATGGCTGTGCTGGAACAAACCGCCAAAGGCTTTGTTTCTAACGCCAGCAGAAGTTGGCGTGGAACACCGCTGAGTGGTTGGCGCGATGTTCCGGCACAGAACGGAAGAACACGCGGGGGTGCTGGCTGGCCAGCATGGAATGAAGGCGAAATCAAAGCCGGCATTTCACGAACAACCGCGCAAGGTCGCGTTGATGTGAACTATCGAACGAACTTGTATGGCTTGAAAAACAAATCGGCAGCTGGTGTCATCTTTGAAACAGCGGGTCGCAACAACAAACTTTCACCATTCAATCGCAAGATTGCCAATATGTTCCGACCAGCAAGGCGAATTGTGTACCGCGCTGTTTGGGAAGATCGTGGCGACATTCAACGCAAGATTGTCAAAATCATGCAAGACACAATCAGAGAAACAAACCAAGGATTGCGTGGGTTCAAAATAGATGGCTAATGTCGGCGCAGTAATCGCACGAATTATCACCCAGTACAGCGACAAAGGAAGCAAGGCCGCCCAACGGGATGCCAAGAAACTGGAAAAAAGTTTCGATACCTTTTCCAAGCGGGCAAAACTTGCCTTTGCTGGCGCTGCTGCTGGCGCTGGTTATTTCGCACAAAGACTTGCCAAAGAAGGCGTTCGTGCCGCAGCCGAAGAAGATAAGGCGCTGGCATCACTAGGTCGAACCCTTCAAAATGTTGGACAAGCCTTTGCCATCCCGCAGGTCAATGAATTCATTTCAGCACAACAGGCCGCCCTTGGAGTTTCAGAGGATCAACTCAGGCCAGCATTCCAGCGACTTGTCACTGTTCTTGGTGATGCTGGACTTGCACAAGAACAACTTTCCCTTGCGCTAGATGTCAGTGCGGGAACCGGCAAATCACTTGATCAAGTGGTCATGGGATTATCACGCGCATATTCAGGCAATACTGCCGGACTTTCCAGACTTGGCGCAGGATTAGACAAAACACTTTTGAAATCTGGTGATTTGGTTGCCATCACCGCAGAACTCAACAAGAAGTTTGGCGGTCAAGCAGCTGTCGCCGCAGCATCCTTTGGTGGATCACTAGACAAAATCAAGATTGCTGCTGATGAAGCCAAGGAATCCATTGGTCAAGCAATCATCACCGCCATCATTGGTGAAGGTGGCAATGCTCAGAACCAGGTTGAAGGCTTGACAAAAGGCATTGCCAAGTTCGGTGATATGGTCGCAACAGCCTTCACCTTCATCATTCCAATCGTCAAAGACTTCTTTGGATTCATTCAAAAGATTTTCACTACGCTCAGCAAGATGCGACCAGTCATCACCGCCATTGGAAGTTTGATTGCCGGAGCATTTGTGGCTGGAAAAGTCATTGCCTTCGTCAATGCTATTCAAAAACTTGTCGCCGTCATGAAAGCACTTCGCGCTGCCGCCGCCACCGCTGGCATCGCAACAGCGCTGGCAACTGGCGGTGTGAGCGTTGCTGCCGGTGCCGCTGGCGCTGCGGCGGCTGTGGCTGCGATGGGTGCATCTATTTACGCTGCCAACAAATTGTTTGACAAGTTAGACAAGGCATCTTCGAAGGTCGCCAAGAACAGCAAGACCACTTCTTCCACAACAAATGGAACCATCAAGCCAACAAGAACACTTCAACAAATCATGGCTGAGATGGAAAAGAACAGCGACAAAACTGCGAAGAACGCAAAAGCGCTGACGGCTGAGCAGAAGACCCAAGCTGCGGTTCTCAAATTCGCACAAAGCGTTGGCATTGATCCAACGAAAGACCTTGAATCGGTCAATCTATTTGCTGCCGCTGTTCGTAAAGTTGGAGCAGATGCGACAGATGAGCAGAAGAAGGCAGCCCTTGTTGCCCTTCAAACTGCGGGAAACACCGCGCAAGAATCGGTCAATCTTCTTGCTTCCGCGATACGAGAAGTCACCAATCAAACTGTTGGGAACTTCGGAACAGCTGCGATGGCTGCCGCTGCCTACAACGAAGCAATCAAAGCCGGAATCAAGGCAATGGTGGATGCTGGCATCACTGATGTTGCTACCCTACAAACAGCCTTTGGTTCGCTCAACAAAGAACTTCTTGCGTATATTGCCAATCTAACGGCAGCGAAAAACACAGAACTGACCAAGACTGGCGCACCACAATCCGCACCAACAGCACTTCAGCAAGCACTCGCCGCACAACAGGCAGCCAATCAAATCGCTGCCACTGTTTATGGCGCACCAGTTCCATCACTCACCACTGGTTCAAAATCAGACATCAAAGCAACAACAGAAGCCCTTGGGGTTGGCTTACAAAATGCCGACAAAGCGATGCAAGGTGTATTGGATACTGCTCGCAATGTTCTTGCAACTGTTACTGGTGGAAAATATGGAACAGTTCCATCAGCATCACCACCACTTCCTTCTGCGTACCTTCCATCTGGTTATGGTTCCATCACTATGATTCCGCAAGCGCAACCAACCATCAACATCAATGCGCCGGTTTATGGTGTAGGAGATTTGCAACGGCTGATTGTTGATTCAATCAATCAAGCGCAAAAGAATGGAACAACAACCACCCTTCCTAATGGTGGCCGCTAATGGCAACACCAGCAACCCTTGGTGTGGAAATCAATTTTTCCAATGGCGCTTCTTTCGGAACTGTTCTTCTGCTCGATGATCCATCCACACCACTAGACACCGGCGTTCTTGGTGATGCTGCGACTGTCATTGCTGATGTTTCCAATCAAACGCAATCAGTGCAGATTCGGCGCGGATACAATCGGATTGCTGACAATTTCAGCACTGGAACAGCAACTGTGGTCATTGTTGATGAAACGGGTGCGTTCAATCCCGACAACACTTCATCGCCGTACTACGGACTTCTCACGCCGCTTCGAAAAATTAGAATTTCTGGAACATACAATTCTGTGAAGTATTATGTTTTCAGCGGATACATTCAGTCATTTAGGTATCAAGCACCGAATGGAACTGATCTTGCGAAGGTCTTCATTGATGCGGTGGATGGTCAAGCACTTTTGAATCTTTCGACTGTCACCACAGTTCCGGGTTCTGGGGTTCAAGATAGTGGCGCTCGAATCAACGCAATCCTTGATGCGATTGCGTGGCCATCTTCCATGCGATCCGTTCAAACAGGAGCAAGCACCCTGCAAGCCGACCCTGGCGGGAACAGGAGCGCCTTGGATGCCATCCTCACTGTGGATGACAGCGAACTGGGTGCTTTCTATTTTGACGAATTAGGGCAAGCAACTTTCATCAATCGAACAAACCTTGCCACTGCCATCACTGGCGTTCCGACCATCTTCACCGATGATGGGTTGGGAACAGATATTTCCTATCAGGATGTGCAGTTCAATCTTGATGACACGCAGCTGGTCAATTATGTGTCGGTACAACGGGTCAATGGAACTGCACAAATCGCGTTTGACCAGTCATCCATTGATGCCTATTTCCAGCGCACCAGACTTCGCCAGAATCTTCTGATGCAAACCGATGAGGAAGCGTACGATCAGGCCAACACCTTCCTTTTCAGTCGCAAGGATTCAGAGATGCGCATTGATGCCATCGTGCTGGATTGTTCGGACAACACTGAATCAGAACGCATTGAAGCAGCACTTTCGATTGACTTCTTTGCGCCCATCCGCGTGACCCGCGAACTTCCCGGCGGGGCAGTTACCCGCAAATTGCTGGTGCAAGGAATCCAGCACAACATCACACAATTTTCTTGGGTGACGACATTGGAAACTGCGCTTCCGCAGATTTCGAATGTCTTCATCTTGGATTCTCCTGACTATGGCGTTCTTGACCAAAACGCCTTGTCATATTGATTCCGCTACAATTCACCACAGGATAAGGAAGAAGGAACATGGCAGCACCTCTTGGATACAAGGACTTTGTTGCGGGCGATCCGCTGACAGCAGCTCAGGTGGATGGATACCTGATGGCGCAATCCGTCATGACATTCGCAAGTTCAGCAGCAAGAACTTCGGCGTACCCATCACCAAGCGAAGGAAATCTTTCCTATCTTGCTGACACCAATTCATTTGAAATCTACGATGGCGCAGCATGGGTTGCGTATGGATCAGGTGACATCACTGGTGTGACCGCAGGGTTTGGCCTTTCAGGTGGCGGTTCATCTGGCGCTGTAACTTTATCGGTGGACAACACCACCATCCTGACCACGACCAATGCGGTTGCGGTTCAAAACAAGATTCTTGTTGCACCAGAAGAACGCACCACAGTTTCGGCAACAGCTGCGACAGGAACAATCAACTACGATGCGCTCACTCAGGGCGTTTTGTATTACACCACCAACGCATCAGCAAACTGGACATTGAACATTCGTGGAAATTCCACCACAACACTTTCTTCTGTTCTTGCTGTTGGTGATGCCATCACAGTGACATTCCTTGTTCAACAAGGAGCAACTGCGTATTACAACAATGTTGTGCAAATTGATGGATCATCAGTCACACCAAAATATCAAGGTGGAACTGCGTGGGCTGCTGGCAACGCATCATCCATTGATGCCTATGTGTACACAGTGATCAAAACGGCAGCAACGCCGACATACACAGTTTTTGCATCACAAACAAAATTTGCCTAATTAGGGGGAAGAATGTCACCAATACTTTCAGCGCGTGGCGGCTTGTCTGCCGGTGCGTATGGTTGGGGTGCGCTGAGTGGTGCTGAAGCAGGTTTTGATTCCATTGCATCATGGACTTCTGGAAATGGTTCAACACAGGCAATCACTTTCTCGTCTATTCCTCAGACATATAAACATTTGCAGATTCGATGCTTTTTCCAAACAACAAGCGCCGGTTCGTCACCTGTTTTGCGATTCAATGGTGATTCAGCGATGAATTATAATAGGGGATACATCAGAGCAAATCAGTCAAGCATTTCTGCATTTCATGGTGATGCAAGTTTTGCCGCGAACCTATTTCCAAACGGAACACAAACATCAAGTTGGCCAAATGTTTGCATTGTGGACATTTACAACTATTCAAACACAAGCAAATTCAAAACTGTGAAAAATTTCAACTTCAATCAAAACAAATCATCTGGTGCAAGCATTTTGCATTATGAATCAGGCCTTTGGAGAAACAACACTGCAATCACTTCGTTCAGTTGGGATGCAAATGCATATACAAGTGAAACTGTCATTGCTTTATACGGGATGGGATAATAATGCCAGCAACATATGAGCCAATTGCAACAACAACACTTGGAAGCACAGTTTCTTCATACACTTTTTCTTCTATTCCTCAAACATATTCTGATTTGAGATTAGTTGCAACAGTGCAAAGAGGAACTGCTGGTTCTGGTTGGTATGTCACATTGAATTGCAATGGAAACACTGGCGCAAATTATGGCTACCAAATTATGACTGCGTATGGTGGAACAATTGCATTTCAAGGATTTTCTTCAGTCAATGATACTGCTATCTATTGCAATATCGTTGACCCCGGCGGAGCAAGTCAGTGGGCTTTAGTAGTTGCAGATATTATCAACTATACATCAACAACAGTTCACAAAGGAATGTTGATTTCACATGGGAATGCTGTAAATGGAACCTACGGACAAACTTCAAGAACTGGTGGGAACTTTTTTTCTAGTTCAGCAATTACATCTTTGACGTTGAATGGAGCAAATTACAATCTTGCATCAGGCTCACAACTTACTTTGTTCGGCATAAAGAAGGCATGACATGGCTGCAACATTCAAATTGATTCAAAAAACTGAATTGACATCAACAACTTCAACAATCACTTTCAGCGCGATTCCGCAGACATATGATGATTTGTATCTGGTTGTTGCTGCTGCTTCCAATAACTCTGGAAGAAGTTCGTTGCGCGTAAGTTTCAACGGATACACAGGAAATGCACCAGAAGGTGTTGAATTTGCAGGGTACGGAACATCAATTCAGGGATACCGAAACACTGGCGCATCTGGTGAGTTTTACATATATCCTGGGATTGCATCAACTGTAAATACCGGACAAGGTGGTTGTGAAATATATATGCCAAGATATACATCATCAAGCACTTTCATGCCGATTGTGTACAACTCAGTTGTTGAAGAAAATGGAAACACTGGACAAAATGTTTTGCTTGGTGGTGCTGTTATTTACAATTATTCAGTAGCAAAAACATCAATCGGTTTGGCATTGTTTAGTGGGGCAACATTCAGCGCAAATAGTGGATTTTATCTATACGGAATCAAGAACAGTTGAGAGGGAATGAAATGACATCAAATGAAGACCGCCCGGTGAAAGTCGAATTGAATTGCGAAACCGGAGAAGAAATCATCACGCCACTTTCTGATGAAGAAATTGCTGAGATAGAAGAATCAAGAAAGCAAGCAGCAGCAATGGAAGCAGCACACCAAGCAGAAATCGCCGCCAAAGCCGAAGCGAAGGCATCGGCGCTGGCAAAGTTGGCAGCGCTTGGGCTTACGGAAGAAGAAGCCGCCGCGATCACCAACTGATGTCAGTTCTCACCGGGGATTGCACCACCGAATCCATCCCAACTTGGGAAGATTATTCTGACCCCCTAGGAGAAGACAAATGCAGTCAGGTCAAGTCACGATCACCACAACAGCAACGCTGATTGTTGGCACTGGAACCACTCACCGAATTCTTCATGTTCATGGTGCTTCCGGCGCATTCTTCGTGGGTGGAAGTGATGTCACTGATGCCACCGGATTCAAGATTGACAACGGCGAAAAGATTGTTTTTGAACTCACACCAACGGACACAATGTACGGAATCACTTCGTCAGGTAGCGCATCCTGCGGGTTTTTCGTATCAAACAGGTAAGGAATAAGGGATGTCACCAACAGACTGGGCGGGGTTGATTGTCAGCATCATCGCGATTGCAACTGCATTCCTGACGATGGTTCGATGGTTGGTCAAGCACTATCTGAATGAACTCAAACCCAATGGTGGCAGCTCGATGAAAGATTCCATTGACCGGCTTGAACGCCAGGTTGAGCAAATTATGAACATTCTGATGGAAAAGAAGTGAAATCACAGAACGGCTGGCCGGCATCACCTGATCCGAAGGCCATCAAAATCAAGTCATATCTGATTCCTAGCACTGACATCAAAGTTCGGGTGGCTGAAGCGGCAGCGCCACTGTTGATCCATTTCGCGCAAGAATTCAATGAGCGCGTGGAAAAGATAGACAAGGGCGAACTGGATGATTGGGGATACGCCTTTCGGATGGTCAGAGGATCAGAGGATTCCCTTTCCAATCATTCATCGGGCAGCGCACTGGATTTGAACGCCCGCCGCCATCCGCTTGGAAAGCGCGACACCTTTACGCCAGAGCAACGAGAAATTCTGGATGAACTCTGCAAGAAGTATGCTTTGCGCGGTGGATATACCTACAAGAACAGACCCGATGACATGCATTTTGAAGTGAATGTTTCTCCTGGGGAAGCGAAGAAAATCATCAAGGCACTTGGCCTTGGGAAATTGGAGAACAAATGAAAATCAATCCAAAGTTGAGCGCTGCGGCTGGAACCTACTTCCGCGCATTGCTGGTTCTTGTCATCACCTTGATGGCAACTGTTGGCAAGTCACCTTGGGATTTCTCAGCCGATGATTGGAAGATGGTTGCCAACGGAGTGTGGGCTTCCTTCTTGCCGGTGGTCATGAGAGCGTTGAATCCAAAAGATGCGACATACGGCAAAATAAAGGAGTAACAAATGAACCGGGGGAACATTCTTGATGAAGCCAAACGGCTGATTCATACGGATCGTCAGAAAGACTACGGCCATCCGCGTATCAATCATCAGCGCATTGCAACGCTGTGGTCAGTGATTCTGGAAAAAGAAATCACCCCAGAACAAGCTGCGCTGTGCATGGCGATGGTGAAGGCAGCAAGGTTGGTTCAAACACCAGATCACCTTGATTCCTACATTGACGGCGCTGCATATTTTGCGATTGCTGGTGAACTCAGTCATGAGTGATTTGGCAATCATCGTTCCATCCAGAAGCAGACCGCAGAACATCCAAGAACTCATGCAAGCCTTTGAAGATACGAAGGCCAAATGCACGCTGGTGGTTGTTGTTGATGACGATGACCCAAGCCTTGATGAATACAAAAACCTTTCCGTTCCACTATTGATCCAACTGCCCCGCGAAGGTAAGGGAATGGCGCGACCATTGAACCGCGCTGCCCTAGCCCTGCGGGGCGAATTTTCGTTTTTTGGGTTTATGGGTGATGACCACCGGCCACGCACTGAACACTGGGATGAGATATTCATTTCCGAATTGGAAGACATGCCTGTTGGTCTTATCTATGGGAATGACCTTCTCCAAGGTCATCGCCTTCCCACCCAAATTGTGATGACCGCAAATATCGTGGATGCACTGGGCGGGATGGTTCCCCCAGGATTTGAGCATTTATTCCTCGACAATTTCTGGCTACAACTAGGAACTGATTTGAAGGCCATCCGATATTTGGGTGATGTCATCATTGAACACATGCATCCTTTCGCCGGGAAGGGTCAAATGGATGCGTTGTATCAGGAAGTCAATGACATCCAACTTTCCAGTCGCGATCAACAACGCTTTGTTGAATACATCAAGTCAGCCGAATATCAAGAGCTGCTGGCGGCGCTGCGATGAACGAAGTCATTTCTTTTTCCTTATATGGCAAAGATGAGCGATACACCATTGGAGCCATCAAGAATGCGTTGCTGGCGCAGGAATTCTTCCCCACCTGCCAGGTGTGGTTCTATGTCGGGCAATCTGTTCCACCGGCAGTTCTTCAAACTTTGCAGTTGATGGTCAATGTTCGCATCATTGAGGTGGATGAACCAGAAGACAATTTCGCCCGGTTGTGGCGGTATTACGCCTTCAGCAGCCCAAGGGCAGCATTGGTTTTGTGTCGCGATGTGGATGCTCGGCTTGGCCAGCGCGAAGCGGTGGCACACGCCCAGTTCAAGAAATCACTCTTTGATGCGCACATCATGAAAGACCACCCGAAAGGTCACAACTATCTGATCAGCGCCGGGATGTTTTCGGCCTACACCAAGAACCTACGTGATATGAAAGAACTGATTGCTTCCTATCGCCAGAGCGCCCGTGATTACTACATGACAGACCAGGACTTCCTGGCATCCATCATTTATCCGCGCATCAAAGACAAAGTGCTGATCCATGATGACTATTACAACAGCACAGTGGAAGGAAAAAGCGAACGGCGCAACTTCCCCACATCGCGATTGAACACGATGCATCACATCGGAGCTGCGCTCAATGCTGATGACACCTTTGTTTTTCCTGACGATGCGAACATTCATTTGGCCGAAACTGGTTCGCCATATTACGAAACGGGGGAATGATGAGAATCCTCATCACTGGAAGCGAAGGTTTTGTGGGTCGCGCTTTTCAGCGCTACTTCGCGCAAGACAAGCGCAATGAAGTTCTGCGCATTGACATCAGCAAGACATATCATTCAATGGATGCCAGACATTTCTTTTCTTTCAATAAAGTTCAATACGACCTTGTGATCCATCTCGCGGCGATAGTCGGCGGCCGCGCCACCATCGAAGGACAACCAATGGCGGTTGCATCTGACCTTGCCATTGATAGCGACTTCTTCCAGTGGGCGCTCAAAACCAAACCCAAGCGCATTGTATATTTCTCATCATCAGCTGCTTATCCGACATTTTTGCAGGAGCAACCGGGAACGCAATTGCAAGAACGCGACATTGATTTGGAGAACATCAAGAATCCTGACCTCACCTACGGATGGGTGAAACTCACTGGCGAGATGCTCGCAAATTATGTGCGCAAAGAAGGATTGAAGGTTTCGGTGTTTCGACCATTCAGCGGATATGGAACCGATCAAGACCCGGCCTACCCGTTCCGCGCTTTCATTGAGCGTGGGAAGGATTTTGCCAACCCGTTCGACATTTGGGGCGATGGATCACAGACCCGCGATTTCATTCACATTGAGGATGTGGTGCGGGCGGTGATGGCTGGCATCGAAGCCGATGTGGAAGTTGCCAACCTTTGCACTGGTCGGGCAACCGACTTCAACACGCTGGCCGCAATGGTGGCCGAAGAAGCCGGCTATCAACCAGCCTTCAGACGGCTTCAGGAAGCCCCTAGGGGCGTTTCTTACCGGGTGGGTGACCCGACCTACATGAACACTTTCTATACGCCCAAAATCGCCCTAGAAGAAGGAATTGCCAGGGCGCTGGCGGGGGTCATCTGATCCAACCCGACATTTGCCACTGCCCCTGCCCTTGCCGGCGGGGGCAAATTTTTTTTGCCGACACACCCCTTTGGGGTTGCGCAGGATGGCCTTCCGGCTTTATTGTATATACATGAAGCCAAGGGGCTTCAAAGAAAAAGGGAGCAGGAAATGACAACAACAATCACAACACCAAAAAAACTCAGCGCAATTCAGCAACACATGGTTGAAGAACAAGGTTTTTATTTCGCTCGCGTGACCATGTATCGCCAAGATTTTCGCACTGGCGACAAAACTGAAATTGTTGATGTTTATGAAGGATTCATCAATACATCAGAAAGCGGAATTGTTTGGCGCATTCGCCCAGAAGCAAACATGCGTTCACTCTACAAATCTGAAATTCTCACTGTTGATTCTCGATTGATTTCCATTGAGAAGGCTGGTGCATAACAATGACAACATCACAACAAGTTCAGGCTCAACTACCAAAAAGCAATGAGCGCTTATGGGTTTCCGACAATGGCGATGTGCTTTGCGACAATCATGCCGGCACATATCTTCGTGCTTCAATTCAAGCAAAACCAAAAGCAATTGCGCATCACACACCATTGGACACTTGGACTGCATATTCACTCAACCGACCTGGTGGACTTCCATGCGAAGTGTGCGTTGATTGGTCATCTCTAGTTCTAGAAGGGAATTGATGATGAAAAGAAACAGCGCTGGATGTTACACGCAAATCATTGATGGTTTGGAGTATTACGCAGTGAAACGCGATTATGGATGGACTGTTGGGGTCAATCTTCCTGTGGGTGGAAGTTCGCACATTGATGATTTCCGCACATACCGCCAAGCCCGCGCATTCATCATGCGCCAAGTAGCAAGGGTCGGTGCATAATCATGGCAAGCAAAAACATTGACAATCCACTACCTCATAAATTGCCATATTGTGATGCAGAATGTTCGAAATGTGGTTCAATCAATCGTGTGATGAATTGTTGCTATTGCAAACATTCATTCATTTGCTACGACTGCTATACAAAGGTCAGTGCATGATTATGGGCGCATACAAAAACATTGCCATCGAATATCAACAGATGTTCAATCAAGTTGCTGAAAACTTCAAGATGGCTGGTGAAATTCCTGACACTGAACTTTGGGAAGCGGTACTGGTGAACACCATCGCGATGCTTCCTTCCTGGCTTGAAAGATTGCAAGAACTTACATGGCATGAAAATGCTGAATCATTATGAAAGAATTTTTCATCGCTGGCTTGCTGTGGGCGCTATCGGTTCATTTATTCCGGTACGCCTACAAAAGCGGAAAGCAACGGGTGGAACTAGATCAGGCCATCCAGCAAATACTCAATGAGGGGAAAAAATAAATGCCAAAAAATCTTCGCGCCTTCAGAATTGAAGATGACCTATGGAATCGCGCAGTCAGGAAAAGCCAGCGGGATGGCGTAACTGTCAGCGAGATTCTGCGGGATTCTTTATTGGAATATGTCGGCGTGTCGAAGAAGGGGAAAATCAGGGGTGGCTCTAACCTTGTAGATACGAAAAGGGAGAAAAAATGACAGGATGGTATATCGCGGGGTGGGTGATGATGGCAGTCACAATCGGTTGGCTTGCTGTGTATCAACCCAATGACCGCATCGCAGAAGAAATGAATCAGGAAATCAACGAACATCAGCGACACATGAAGGCGCTGAAGAAAGCGGTGAGCAAATGAGCAAGGGGGCATTTCCACAGGTCGGGGATGAAGTGTTGATTTCACTCACCGGCAAAGTTTCAGCAATTTTCACCAGTGTTTTCGGGATTGACATCATCACCATTGAATCAGGTGAAGGTGAGAGCAAATGCCGGAACACCTTTTGGCCAGCGGATCAGAGCGTTGCCATCAGCGTGATTGAAAGGGCAAAACCATGATTGGCGAACACATCATGGCGCTAGGCCTTGGCATCATCGTCTTGTGCATTTTGGCCGGCATGTATGGTCACGCGGTTGCCGAAGTGCGATATGAAACGCAGCTACGCCAAGCCTATGAAGAAATTGAAGACTTGTATTCGGTGATCCATAACTTTCGGGCGGGAATCGGCAGCGCGGGGGCTGCTCATCCGTCAGGTTCCCGCCCGGACTATTTGAAGCCGGTATCATGAATCCAGACACAATCGTGCAGGTGGTCGCGCTCATTGAAGGTGAGTTCTACACCTGCACCAACATTGAGGATGGCAAATGCTCGATTTGGTGGAAGCATCCAGAATGCGAAATCACCCGGCAGATTCTTTTTGCCATCACCAAAAATCGCTCATATCTTCGTGAGCGTGAAGAACTCTGGATGGAATTCCTTCGTGCTGATTTATGATTTCTTTGCCGGAACAGGAAGCGCAACCCGCGCCTTCGAAGATGCCGGCCACACAGTCATCAAGGTCGAACTGGATGAATTCTTTCCGGCTCATGAGAGGGATGTGATGGGTTTGACTGCCGAATACATGGTTGGCAAGTACGGCAAGCCAGACTTCATTTGGGCTTCCCCGCCCTGCACAACCTTCAGCGTGGCCAGTATTGGTCGCCATTGGAATCTTGATCGCACGCCAAAAAATGAGAAGGCGCTGGCTGGCATGCGGATGGTTCAAAAAACTGTCGAACTCATTCAAGCCATTTCGCCATCATGGTGGGTCATCGAAAATCCCAGAGGAATGCTCAGGAAACTGGATTTGATTCCTGGCATTCGTCACACGATTGCGTATTGCCAATATGGTGACACTCGTATGAAGCCCACCGATTTGTGGACAAACATCCAGCACTGGCAACCACGCCCGATGTGTAAGCCAAAGGCAACTTGCCATGAAGCTGCGCCCAGAGGATCACAAACTGGCACGCAAGGATTGAAGAATGCGAAAATCAAATCCATGATTCCCTATGAAGTAGGGCAAGAAATTTTGGATGTGATTGGGTGACAAATCATCGCAAGCATCGGGGATATGCATCACAACGAATGGTGGCTGACTTCTTGAAAGAGAATGGATACGAATACGCCACCAGCGCCGGTGCAGGTTCCCAAGGCACTGACATCATCAACATCAAGAATGTTGATTTTGAAGTCAAAGCCCGCAGGGGATTTCCGATTGCTGAAGCGATGAAACAACTGAAAGAGCGTTCGAAGGAAGACCACCTTGCGGTGGCTGTTCTTCGATTGGATGGCACAGGTTCGAAAACCATCGAATCCTGGCCGGCCATCCTCACACTTGGGGCATTGGTTGAGCTGCTCAAAAAGGCAGGCTACCGATGAACAACATTGCCATCTTTGTTCAGCACTTGCCGCGATTTCCATTCGCGGAATGTGCGAAGAACTACATTGACCCCGACATGTTCTTCCCGGATAACAAGCAGGAAACTGCCGAAGTGATCCATGCATTGCGGAAGATATGCAGTCAATGTGTACACAGAAAGGAGTGCTTCACCTACGCCATACGGGAAGGCATCAATCATGGAGTTTGGGCTGGTTCGTTACCAGAAGAACGCGCATTTCTTGCCGGTCTTACTGCCAACAAACCTGACTTGAATCATTTGGCCACACAGATTGAACGGCTAGAAAACCAGGGATTGATGCATCACCAAATTGCAAGCCGGATGGGATTCAGTGAACTAGAAATCGCCACAATCCTGACCCTTGCTGGAAGAAAGGAAGCATCATCAAAGACAGAAAAATCTTCATCAATCGTTTCCTCGCCCTCATTGCCATCGGATCAATGATGTCAGTGCTGGTGGATACGATGAATGCAAAACCTGCGACCCCGCAGGAAGTGAAGGTCATCACGCAGATTGTTCGCGTGGATGAACCGCACCCGAAAGTGCTGGCAAAGAGATTGCTGACCAAAAAGCAATTTCAATGCTTGAACAAACTACTGACCGCAGAAAGTCGGTGGAATGTGCTGAGCAAGAATCCCAAGAGTACGGCCAAAGGCATCGGGCAATTGCTTGATGGAACACGGAAGAATCTTGGAATGGAACCATCGAAGAAGGATGGAACGGCGCAACTTGTTGCCACTCTCTCCTATATTCACAGAAGACATGTCAATCCTTGCAATGCTTGGAGATTTTTCTCCAAAAATCGCTACTACTAGAAAGGAGCCGGGGGATGACACAACAAACAGCGGTTGGTGTGGTTGATTTAGATGACAACACCGCAGCTTGGTTGGATCAGTACAAGAACGCCCTTGCGCGGATAAAAGAATGGCAAGAGGTGGCAGATGTCGCCCGAAGCCATCTGGAATCCGCGCTTGGTGAAAATGAAACCGCGATGTACAAAAACAGGCCGGTTGTTCGGTGGACACACTTTGAACAAACCCGCTTTGATGTAAAACACGCAAAAGAAATTCTGCCACCACAGATTCTTGATGTCTTGAATGTCAAAAGCACAGTTCGCAGATTCACAGTGGTGGATGACCAATGACCATCATTCCAGAATGGGAACCTTCGGTGACACCGCTATTTGTGCCACCGACCATCGAACCTGATGATGATGACTTTGAAGATGAGGAATGGGAGATGTGATGTTCGAACGACTGCATGAAACGCCAAAGCAGGAAATCTATTTGGAACTCATTGAAACAATCCGCAAGGCTTCCACCTTTGCGCCGCGTAGCCAACAGGTTGCCATCGGCGCAAGTGAGATTGGCGTGGAATGCGTTCGCCGTCTTTCCTACAAGATGCTCAACTGGGAGAAGGTCAATGACAGCAGCGAAGTTTGGCCAGCTGCGGTTGGCACTGCGATCCATGCGCATCTTGCTGACATCTTCGCCAAAGATGAAAACTATGAAGTCGAACAGCGCGTGCAGATTCGTGGTGGCATTTACGGAACCATTGATCTATACGACAAACGAAAAGGCATTGTTCTTGATTGGAAAACAACAGGAACTTCTGGCCTAGAAAAGAGAAAAAGAAGCGGTGGAACCGCACAACACATCACGCAAGTTCAACTCTACGGCTACGGCAAAGAAAATCAGGGAGCGCCTGTTTCTTTTGTGGGATTGGTTTATTTACCCACTTCGGGTTCTTTGGCTGACATGGTGGTTGATTTGCATCCATATAACCGCGAAGAAGCGGAAAAGGCGCTCGCCCGAATAGATGACATCCAAACGATGCTTTCCACCCTCGATGTGGAAAACAATCCGCAAATGTGGGAAGCCATACCAGCCAACCCAGACAGGTTGTGCATGTATTGCCCTTACTTCAAACCCTATTCAGAGGACTATCAAGCCGGATGCCCCGGCGACACGAAATTTGGAAATCCCAAACCATAAACAAAGAAAGGAACGCTGAACATGACATTCGAAATGTTCTCAGCACCAAGCACCCAATCAAGCGGTGTCAAAGTCGCTGACCTTGAAGGCAAACTTCTGGTCATCGAACCCACCGCTTTCAAAGAAGGAATCCAAACTGTTCATGGGATCGCAGATGCGATTTCTGTGAATCTGCTCGATGTGGATTCTGGCGAACGCCACAATGATGTGCTGTTCTTCAATGTTGCGTTGAAGAATGCGCTGAAGCCGAAAATCGGCCAGAAGGTTCTTGCCAGGATTGGCAAGGGCGTGGCAAAACCAGGAAAGAGCGCACCCTGGATTCTCAATGATGCATCAGGCGAAGAAGGTGCAATTGCCAGAGCGCAAGCAGCCCTTGGCATCGCATCCGCAGCGCCAACGCCAGCGCCGGCGGCCACGCCGGACATCAACAGCCCAGAGATTGCTGAGCTGCTGAAAAAGTTGGGCGCAACGCCTATCAAATAACAACAACCGCCGGCGCAGGGGATTGTGCTGGCGGCCTTGGCGGTGGGTGGTCGCAAGTTATTCCCTTTTCTTGCGCAGGTTCGATTCCTGCCACCGCACGCGAAAGGAGCAAGGATGCCGGCATATCAATTTCGCTGTCCGAAGTGTCAGCAACAGAAGGAACTGATTTTTTCCATGACAGAAAAACATCGCTCATTGTGTGATGCATGCAAATGCCTGATGGAGAAAGTTTTCACTGCGCCAGACATTATTTTGAAGGGAACGGGATGGGGAAAGAACTAGATGATTATGGCGCACTTGCACTGGCGCTGTGGGATGAATATCGCGATGAACTTCCTGATTCGCCAGGAAGGATGACACAAAGATTGTTGAAGAATCTGCGTGCGCGTGGGTTCAGTTTGATTGATCACCAATTCAAGGATGACAATCCAAATGGTGCGGTGGCAAGAGAGAGTGACTACAAAGGGAGAAATGACTGATGAAAATCCTGAATTTGTATGCCGGCATTGGTGGCAATCGGAAAAGTTGGGGCAACGAACACCACATCACCGCCGTTGAATATGACGAAAAGATTGCGGAAATTTATGCAGACCATTTCCCACACGATGAAGTAATTGTTGGTGATGCGCATCAATTTCTTTTGGAGCATTATCGGGAATTTGATTTCATTTGGTCTTCCCCGCCTTGTCAATCACACAGCAGCTTCCGGTTCAATATCGGCGTGAGGTATCGGGGTGTGGAGCCGGTCTATCCCGACATGCGGTTGTATCAGGAAATCATTTTCCTCAACAATCATCATGATGGTCAATGGGTTGTCGAAAATGTAAAGCCCTACTATCGGCCACTCATTGAACCCAATGTGGAACTACAACGCCATTTCTTTTGGTCGAACTTTCACATTCCAGAAAAGAAATTCGAAGCCGACAGGATACGAACCGCACAAATTCCTGACCTTCAAGAATTGCATGGCTATGATCTGAGCAAATACAAAATCAGCGAAAAGCGCCAAATCTTGCGCAACTGTGTGCATCATCCGGTTGGCAAATACATCTTGGATGTCGCAATGGGGGAAACTGTATGAGCCAAGAAATTCTGACCCAAGCACTGAAGTTTGCAACGGCGGGTATTTCTGTTGTACCAGTTGCCACCGATGGCAGTAAAAGACCCGGCATTGATAGTTGGAAGAAATATCAAGAACGCCAGCCTGAAGCCAGTGAGTTGATGCGATGGTTTGCCAAACCGCAAGATGGCCTAGGGCTTATCTGTGGCAAGGTCAGTGGCAATCTGGAAATGCTCGAACTTGAAGGTCGCGCAGTGGCAGAAGGAATCCACGAACAAGCCGCCGACATCGCCGCCGCCAGCGGTTTGGGCGACATCTGGAAGACCATCAATGCCGGATACATCGAAGTGACACCATCGGGCGGTCTTCATTGGCTTTATCGGATTAGCGATGGAGAAGTTCCGGGCAACACCAAAATCGCCCGCCGACCAGGTGAGAACGGCGGCGTGGAAGTTCTGGTGGAAACACGCGGCGAAGGTGGATTTGTGATTGTTGCCCCTAGCGCCGGCACTGTGCATCCATCAGGCGGTGCGTGGAAAATCCTTCATGGATCACCAGAAACAATTCCTACCTTGACGATGGCAGAGCGCGAAGCACTGCACGCCATCTTCCACGCCTTTGATTCGATGCCCCAGGTGGAAGCCATCAAGCATGAAATCACCCCAAGCGCAGATGGCAATCTCACCCCTGGCGATGATTACAACCAACGGGTGCAATGGGAACAAATCTTGGAACCACTTGGCTGGAAGAAAGTCTTCACCGCAAAGGGAACAACTTACTGGCGCAGACCTGGCAAAGAAACGGGCATCAGCGCCACCACAGGTCGCAACGGCGGTGACAATTTGTTTGTCTTCACCACCAGCACCACCTTCGAAGCAGAGCGACCTTATTCCAAATTTGCCGCCTTCACCCATTTAGAACATCAAGGAGATTTCCGGGCTGCTGCCAGAGAACTTCGCAAGATGGGCTACGGCGGGATTGCGGTTGCCACCCCCACCCTTTCCTCACCTGCTTTGATCACACCGCTAGATGAAGAAGGTCAGCCCAAACCTGAATCCAGTTGGATTCCGCATTTGGTGGATTGGGAAGATGATGGCGAAGACATAAAGCCCACCATCTTTCGGCGTGAAGATGGCAATGCAGTTTTCTATCCTGGAAAAATAAACGCCCTTTTTGGTGAGAGTGAATCCGGCAAGACATGGGTTGCGCTCGCTGCGGTAGTCGAACAATTGATGGAAGGCCATAAGGTCTTCTATTTAGATTTTGAAGATTCCCGGCATGGCATTAGAAGCCGACTGAAGGCGCTAGGAGTGGAGCAAACGAATTTCCTGTTCTTCCATTACGCCAACCCCGATGATGCCTTTGATGTGGCAGTGAGGGATTTCCTTCAGGTATCTCTGGAAGAACATCACCCTACGCTTGTGGTGGTGGATGGTGTCAATGCGGCTATGAATCTGATGGGTCTTGATTTGGAGAAGAACAAGGATGCCACCTACTTCTCGCAGATGGTATTGCGCCCGCTTCGCAACTTCGGCGCGGCAGTGGTAACGATTGATCATGTGACCAAATCCAAAGATTCACGCGGGAACTACGCCATCGGCGCACAGGCCAAGCGCGCTGACATTGATGGATGTGCGATAGCAGTGGAGATGGTGATGCCCTTTGGTCGTGGTGGTTCTGGTGAGCTGCGATTGAAGGTGACGAAAGACCGCCCTGGCTTTGTGCGTGCCATCTGCCTTGAAGCCACTCAATTGGGAACAGTTCATCTTGCTTCCAATGGCGATGGCGTGGGCATTCACTTCGCCGGTGCGACCCCGGAAGCGATGCCTGACAAGCGTGACATCGTGCGGTCAGCGGTCATGAAGTTCATGAGAGGTCATCGAACAGAGATGAGCCAACATCAAATCTTGATGAGCGAAGAAATCCCGCACCGAACCGATGCAGTGAAGACCGCGCTGATGAGTTTGGCCAACGATGGATTGCTTGGCTATCGGGAAAAAGGTCGGGCGAAAATGTTCGTTTGGATCAAAGATGAAGAAGGTGATGAGCCTTGGCAACCATTGAATTCTCTCTCGATTTAGTATTGACCCGCAGTGTGGGTCAATGGGTCAATAGCGGGTCAATAAAGTGGCAAGGCGTAGGGGTTTCTATTGACCCATCATTCCCCCCCCTATGGGGGGGAATGGGGTCAATACCCGAAGCGGTGAATTTGGCCGATACTCATGGATGATGTTTTCCAACCTTCTTGGTGTAAAAGTTGCCGCGCAGCAGTTTGGTCTGGTTACTATCGCGGAAAGATTTTGATTGAACTTGATGCCAAGTCGCTCAACTATTTTGAGGAAGCCAAAGCGATTGATGAAGGGCTGACCACCTACCTGTGCCAACCGGAATCGAATGGACAATTTTGGGTTTCGGCTCGCGATGCTTATGGAGTGAACTGGTGGCACAAGAAGGTCGTCAATAACACCGCCGGATCATTCGTGGTTCTCGCAGCTCATTCGTGCCACAGCCTTCGGGCGCTGGCATCGCATGAATACTTTTTTGGCAAGCGCCAGAAGCCAACCGGCGATGGCGGGGATGATGGAAGGATTCCGTTCTGATGGAATGTCAAAAGTGCCAGCACAACACCAACCAAGAAGAAACCTATCTTTGCAGGAAATGTGAATCTAGACTTCGGGTCTATCTGCGCGACCTTCCAGGATTACATCATGAAGCGGGATTCTTCATTGAACCCGTGAGAACTGGCAAAGGTGGCAGACCCAGTGAGCGATCCATTGGCATCAATGTGACCGCGTTGGATTTCAGTATGGCCACCGAAATGCTGAGAATCCTTTGGTCATGGGAATCCTTGATTCGGGATGAACTGCATCTGACCAAACCTGGATTGCTTCCACCCGATAAGGTTGAACGGGAAGTGGAGAAGACCTGCAATTTCCACCTGATGCATCTGACCTTCGGAATCAAGCAGGATTGGATTGGTGACTTCTTTGATGAAGTGAAAACCATTCACAATCGTGGGATGGTCGCAGCTCGAAGATATGTGGAAACCCCAAGGAGAATCCCCTGCCCTGCGGAGATAGATGAGGATGTTCCCTGCGGAACGCCATTGTTGGTGGAAGCGCAAGACCTTGAAGCCGACATCGAATGCCGAAGGTGCGGAACCTACTGGTCGGTGATCCGTTTGATTGCGGTGGTCGCCAGCGATAGGAGCAAGCCATTCATGCTCGACATCCAGGCCATCTGTGTTTGGTTAGGAGTGAGCAAGCGCCAGGTGTATCGCATCATCCGCAAGCATCAGATTGCAAAAGTCAATGGCAAGTTCAATGTTCATGAAATCATGGATGCCAGAAGGCAAGAGTTCGTTTCCTCATGATGTCACCAAATCAAGTGATGTCACACCTTGGTGCTACAATTGCAGCGCTTAGGGTGTACCTATCACCGAAACATTTTTTGGGGTTTCTCATGCTTCAGCAATCACATCCAATCTCCATTGAAGAAGTGGATGAAGCATTGAACCACGCAATCACAGCGAAACTTTTTCTTGACTTCACAGAGCGAGAAAAGGAAATCATCAATCAATTCATTGATGGATTATTGGATGCACGATTGGAGTTGGTTGGCAAATGATTTCTATCGCAGTGACAATCGGTGATGTCACAACAGAACTTGAAACAGACAATGTTCTTTCCTTTGATGCAATTGAAAGTTTGCTATCACGCGCAGTTCAATCCACACTGGCTGCCTATTCAGCAATGCCAGATGACAAAGACGATGATGATGAAGACATCATTGACAAGGAAAATGACCTCTGAACATAAGTGTTCACATTGTCAGGAAATAAAGTCATCAGATAACTTCTACACGACCAAAGGCAACAACGGCACAAACAGAATGCGAATGTGCCTGGAATGTCGAAAGAGTTACCGCAAGAAGTCGCTTGATTATTACGAACAAAAGATTGCAGAACAAAATGGATTGTGCGCAATCTGTGGTGTTGATGAAGTAGAACATGGCAGAAGATTCAGCATTGACCATGACCACAACACTGGAAAGTATCGTGGACTTCTTTGTGTTCGATGCAACTTTGGAATTGGATATTTCAAAGATAATCCGAACACAATGACCAAAGCCATCCAGTACCTACACATCCACAAGCAATGAAGTTGAATCGTCCATGTGTGGATTGCCAAACGCTCACACGATCAACACGATGCGCAGCTTGCCAGCGAATCAAAGAACGCAATCGTCCATCATCAAGTCAAAGAGGTTATGGGTCAGCGTGGCAGAAGTTATCTCGCGCAGTTAGACAAGCCCATCCCTATTGCGAAATGTGTGGCACAACAAAAGACTTGACCACCGATCACATCATACCTCTCTCAGAGGGT